CTTTCGGGTCCCTCTTGTTAGCTCTAGTACAGCTGGTCTTTACCTTTTGTACGTCGAGTTAATTTTACCATGTCGCGTGATAGCGATTTAGGTGGGTCGACTTTATAGCTTTTGCTATAATACGATTCTGGATAGCCTGACAGATGTAAACATCTGCAAGACGTCCTTCTTCCTTTACTCAGCCCATTCAGGGTAGTTTGTGATCTTTTATTCAAAAGATCGGCCCTTAAATAAGGCTTCACTCACGAGCAGACTAGAGTAGGACATTTTATTTATGCCAGCAAAATCTCATCAACATACGTATGCATTTGGTAGGTGGTACCGCGAACGTTTTAATCCATCTTCGGCTTACGGTGGCTGGAATGCGGCGGGTACAGGGACCTTTACGGTCACTGATACTCGATCGGATCCCGGTTCCGTTGCTGATTGGAAGAAACGTATTGCGGACGTTACTAGTGCAACTACTACGTTGACTGGGACTCAACATAAGATTGTTTTGGTGCCTGACGGTATGACGCATGCTAAGCGTTATTTCGGCAGCCCAAGCAATATAGTTGAGCAGGAGACCTATGGATGCTATGCCTTTGTAGGGCAGGGCTTAAATGGGCCTTCTGGTTTCGTCATAAATAGTGTCCAAGCCGAAGCTTTGATGGAGATGGTTCAGAAAGTACGTCAGGCCAATACTTCCCTTCAAGGGCAGATTGTGGCTGGCGAAATGGCTGAATCCCTCCGTCTAGTTAATAGTGCTGGTAAGAATCTAAGGCATGGGATGCGCGACTATCTAAACGATATTACTCGGATAGCTAGGCGTTCAAACCCACGTCATTTGATGCGCACTATTGGTCACAGGTGGTTGGAGTATTCGTTCGGGTGGAAACCTCTACTTAAAGATATTGATGACGGCATTTCTGCCGTTCAACGTCTTCGAGGTAAGAGGGAGCCACGCGTACTAGTAAGGGCGAGCAAGAGATCTTCTCAAATGAATGAGACGACTTATGACTCGTACTCCTTAGCTGGTTACGATTTTAGTATAAAGACTATGCGTCGATATACTTATGGTTACAAGATTTACGGTTGCGTTAAAATCGCCTCCGGGAATCTTGCTATTGCTCACGAATTTGGGTTGAAACTCGACGAGTTTCTTCCTACTATTTGGGAGCTTATACCATACTCCTTCCTCGCAGATTACTTCGTTAACCTCGGAGCAATCATCGATGCCTATGCTCTTAACACGAGCAGCATTAGATGGATGAACGCCGGTGAATTACGTCAGGCAGATTTGCTTGCCGTAGCTTCAGCTAAGCGGACACCCGTCAGTGGCTGGGTTCTCTCAGAAGGCAGCGTGCGACTCGGCAGTCCTTACCAACAACGTTGGCGTGAAATTGCGAGAGGTCCGTATTACGGTAACTATATACCTGGTTTGGTATTTAGAATTCCGGGATGCGGTACGCAATGGTTAAACATTGCTGCTCTTGTAAGTCAACACGCTGATACTTCCAGAAATGTTAGGCGAGCGTTTCGCTAGCCGCATTTCTTAACCTCGTTCCCTGGAGTCTTCCATGACATGGTCTCCCGATAGTTCTACTACCGGTGGTTTACAGACTGGTTTCACCACCCCAACATTCACGTTGGTTGATGATACAGCTCCTGTAGTTAATGCGAAGCAGAAAACGGTTTCTGCCCTAACGGGCACGTTAACTGCAACGCCTAACTCGGCTTCTCGACCCTTTACATCGACGTTCTATAAGCCGGCGGTGCTTAAAGCACTTCCTGCCCCGAACCCGGTGTCTGGGATCTATGGGCCGATTCCTAACAACCAGTATAAGTGGATCGTCCGTAAGGGCGGTTACGCTGCTGCTGGCGTTCCTGTTACGGCCATCGCTCGTTTGACGATCGATATCCCTGCAGGTATGGATGCTTACAATCCTGACGAGGTGCGGGCGCTTGCGTCTTACCTGGTAGGCCAACTCTCTGAAGAGTCGGCTGATCTTGGTGATACGCTTGTTACTGCTGTCCTCTGAGGCGCTCTCTATTACTGTTGGCGCTTGTCGCGCTAGCAGCCTTAGCCTTCTTCTCCCCCTTAACTGTGGAAGAGAAAAGGGCTATCCTACAGCAAGTTTTGAAGCTTGATGTATGGGTAGTTAGAGAATAACTTGTAAGCATACAGGGTTTAATCATTATGGCAATCAGTCCTGATGAGGTAGTCCAACTCCTCGAATCCGACCTGTGTGGTCAGGGGTTAGAGAAATTTAACTCCTTTCTACCAGATATGACAATTCAACAGGCAGCAGCAGTCAGTATCAGAGCCTCTATTGTGTCTAAATGGCACTACGAGAACTCTGATCAGGCTGATGATGCTGCAAAGTTGAAATTCCTTGCACAGAACATGAAGTGTAAGGAATGGTCATTACCGGGTCAGTATGATACCCGGACCGAGATGCTGTTAAACGGCTTTAAGTCGGCTGTTCACAGCTTTTGGTCACGAAGACAGAAGGATATTCCTTATCCTGTGCCTCTCTTTGATAATCCTTTAGACCTCTTAGCGAAGGCTAAGATAGGTCCTGGGGCTAACATTGAGGCGCGAGGCGGGGACTTCTATACGAAGTTCTTTGCTTCTCCGTTAACGTGTACTTCGGAGTCGTTGTACAATTGGTACAAGCGCTTTATCGGTCAGTTCCCTTCATGGCTAGATGCTGAAGAAAAACGCATCGAGTCATTCGGCGGACCCCGGAAAGTGTCAGGTAGTCGACTTAGTTTTGTACCTAAGAACGATAAGATTTCTAGGTGCATCTGCACGGAACCTACGTTGAACACATATTTTCAACTTGGTTTGGCAGCGCACCTTGAATCTAGACTCAACGAGAGATATGGCATCTCCCTGTCGAGTCAACAATTCAAGAATAGAGATCTTGCCCGACTCGGATCTATAACAGATAATCTGATCACACTCGATTTATCGGGTGCTTCAGATAGTATCAGCCTATCTATGCTTCGGTTATTCTTTCCTTCTGACTTTGTCAGGTGGTTAGAAATGTTCCGTTGCACTGAGACGCAGATACCCGGCTTGGGAACGCAGGAGCTTTTCATGGTATCTTCAATGGGTAACGGTTATACGTTTCCTCTGCAGACCATGATTTTCTCTTGTGTTGTCGCTTCCGCAGCGTCCTTTAGGGGAATACCCTTAGGGCCGTCACGGTCTAGTAATTCCTGGGGAGTTTTTGGAGATGACATCATATGTCCGCGAGAATTAACGCGGGATGTCATAGACCTATTGACTCTTCTTGGTTTTACTATTAATAGCGATAAGTCCTTTGTTGAAGGACCGTTCCGTGAATCTTGTGGCGCAGATTTCTATTTAGGTACCAATATAAGAGGTATCTATCTAAAGAGTCTGCTAACCCCAAGTTCGCGATACGTTGCAATTAACCAACTTCTCCGGTTTGAAACACAAACTGGGATAGCCCTCAAGCGACTTGTCGGACGTCTTATCGGATCCCTTAAGGGACCCTATTTAAGCCTCCGATGTCCTCCTTGGGAGTCACGTGATGCTGGTATCCATGTTCCTCTTCGCTTTTCTATCCTACGGAAAGATCGAGATACGCAAAGTCAGATTTATTTCTGCCTTGTGCCTCATCTTCCTAAGATATATATTCGCGAAGAGGATATTGTCGTACCAAGGTCACAGAAGCGGCGTTTATATAATCCGAATGGATTGTATATAAGCTTTTTGCAACGTTC